TAAATATTCCGCCATACAACTAATGCGTTTTTTATCATAGTATTCACGACCAGCATATAAAAACGCCAAATAAAAACTTAACATAGTATCAATTGTTGCAATACGTATGTCTTTTTTTCCAATTTTAATTACATTATAACTGTGGCAGGCCAATGGTTCATATATAAACGCGATTGTCTTATCTTTTTTATCAACATTCACTTTGACTTCATAATGAGGTCCGATTAATTCGGCGATACCATCATGTTTTATTATTTTGACTTTTTTATATCCACCCTCGTTTAATCTTGCCTTTAACATATCTGCTGTTTGGCTAGGATTTTCAGATAATACATCGAAATCGGGTGTTTTATGGAAGAGATCTCTTGTTTTTTTAGGCATGTGTTGAGAATATAATGATGAAGCATAACCGCCAAAAAACACAGCACCTTGATGTATAAAAGAATCACGGGCAATATAAAATATTTGTCCTTCTAATTTTGTATTTTCAAGGTCAAAGTCACGTTGGAAGTTTTCGGGTTCACATCCCTCAACTTTGATAGGAAAGTTTTTATTCAATAATATTAATCTCTTCAATACTTTTTCCCATCTACTAACATCTCCTGATGGGCGCGATAATTCCAAATACATATTCATACGTAAAAAACTGGGTGGAGAATAGATAATACCGTTCATTCGTATTCCATCTTTTTGCAAATTAGAAAAAATCTTTTTATCTAATTGTGTAATGTCAGCAATGGGTATAAAATCTACAAAGACCTTATATGTACCGTGATGGACTCCAGCCTTGGCTTCTACTTCAGTATATCCAGCAGCATAATATATATCTGCTAACTCTTTTGCATCTTCTAATGCATTTGGTGAGTAAAAATCATAGTCAGGAAACTCTATATCTTTATTGTAAAACTGGTCTTCTACAGGTAATATATTGTTAATTGCGGTTCCACCGTAACACACCAATCGTTTTTTAGTTAAGAACTGTTCTACAATCTTGATGAGCTTTTCAACATCGGGATCATTTACTATTTTAGCACCCTTGATTTTATCAGCAGTATCTACTGCCCTTCTTAATATGGCTAATTCTTTCTCTTCTAAAGAAAGACGAGGTTTACACGTTGTCATTATACTATCAATATATTTTTTTTCCCGATTGTGTGAAAATATATTGATCTATTTAGGATCCATGGTGTTGTCTTGAATACATGTTATGGCGCGAATATAGCGATGAATTACATTTTGAAGTTATAAAAATCACTACTAATGTTTCGACTGGCGTACGAATTTTCAGGCTTTTGAGGTGTAGCATCTGGAATTGTAACAGGTATAAAACGCAAGTTTTCGGGTTTTAATACATAGGCATGACCTGCCTCGTCAAAAAATCCATTATAGTATTGCATATTAGCATCACCGTTTTGAAAACACATGCCTACAAATTGACAACCATATTTCATATGAAGACTGCTAGAAACATTTGTATTTGTGGGGCTTAAGTCAGGCATAGATAAGGTCATTTGTTTTTTATTATATTCAATCAATTCTTTCATATCAGGAGCATATACAATATCATAATTACGTGATGCTCTCATAAATATAGAATTGGACGTAATATTTACATATTCTGCTAAAGGCGTTGATTCAAATAGTGGGTTCGATTTATCTGCTGCGATAATAATTTTACCCATAAATGTTGTCAATGGAACAGCGCCTAAATTCATACCATCATATTGGTAACTATATGTTTTGTCTAAAAGGCGGTTTGACAAATGGTTATATATAGTATCTGCAATCATCTTGTATATTTTTTCGTTTTTACTCATAATACGAAAATGTAATATTAATGGGTCGTTTGCATTGGGACACGTAGACCCTGAAAATGCATATGAATTGACAATTTGTATAGCCTCTTCTAATGGAACATAATTATACATTTGCTTCACGTCGTATTTATTTACGGAAGATGTAGCAATAACTGGTCTATTGTTCACTGAATATATCTCGAAATCTAAACAACGTGCACCTTGGCGGATACAACTTTTTAATGCACATGTATTTACATAATCATTCTTAAATTGTCCACTACAGCAAGAATTATATGCAGTTTTTACATAATAATCACGTAATTTGTGTTGGTATTCCGGATCTACAGAGTTAATAGATGATAAATGAGGAAATTTGGGATACAATGAATTGATATTTTGACAATTCTTATCATTTAGTTCTAATTTATTAATAATATAGTAGATAATAAATGCACTAATGATTACCACTAATGTGATAGAAGCAATACGTATTGTGCGTTCTTTATTTTCGGCGCTAGTTATTTTATTAAACATATTGGATACATGTTCTATCATGATATGATATACTTATATTACATACAGGAAATATTTTGATTCAAAAAAAAACAATTTTCTAAATTTGTCAATAGAGATATTAGAAATTTGTTTTTTGAATCAAAACAAAGTAATACAAAAATGTTAAAATCAAAAGGATATAATAATAATATTATATATATATCAATGCCTGGAGGACTATTGAATCTAGTTTCTTATGGAAATCAAAATATAATATTAAATGGAAATCCTAAAAAAACATTTTTTAAGACTACATATGCTAAGTATACCAATTTTGGATTACAAAAATTTAGGCTAGATTTTGACGGTTTGCGAACATTGCGTATGTCAGAAGAATCTAAATTTACTTTTCGCGTGAAGCGATATGCTGAATTGTTAATGGACACGTATTTAGTAGTACAATTACCAACAATATGGAGTCCTATATATCCTCCTCAAGATTGTTCTGGCCAATGGTCTCCGTATGAATTCAGATGGATCGATAATTTAGGTACAAAAATGATTAAAGAAGTCGTTATTAGTGTTGGAGGACAAATTCTACAGAAATACACAGGTGATTATTTATTAGCCATGGTAGAACGCGATTTTAGTGATGTAAAAAAGAAGTTATATGACGAGATGACTGGTAATGTGGCAGAACTAAATGATCCTGCTAATGCACCATCACACAGTCCTGGGTACCCAAATGCTTATTATACAGATACATCAGATAATCGTATTCTTGGATGTGAACCATCTATCCGTGCAAGAAAACTATTTATCCCCTTAAATAGTTGGTTTACGTTATCTAGTAAAATGGCGTTTCCTTTGGTTGCCCTTCAATATAATGAATTAGAAATAGAATATACCCTTAGACCTGTAAAAGAATTAATACAAATACGTGACGTAAATGACCCGAGTTTACCACTAATTCAGCCGAATTTTAATGACCCATTGCATCAATTCTATCGTTTTTTGCAATCCCCACCTGATATTTCGTTAAACACCACATCTTATGACGACAAACGTACCAATTGGAATGCTGATATTCATTTAATGTCAACCTATTGTTTTTTATCTAAAGAAGAATCGCGTGTATTTGCAGCAAATGAACAGAAATATTTAATAAAATCCGTATACGAATATAATTTTCATAATGTAACCGGTAGTCATCGTGTAAATTTGGAAAGTAGTTTAGGTATGGTCTCATCGTGGATGATGTATTTTCAAAGAAGTGATGTAAACCTTCGTAATGAATGGAGTAATTATACCAACTGGCCTTATGACTATTTACCTCAAGATATACAATTAGCGGATCAAAGTGGTAATTTACTATTGTCTCCTTGTTTTTCTGGTCCTGGAGGAATAGGACCTGGTCTAGATCCTTCTGGTAACACGTTAACCAACTTCTATATTACTGGCAATTATAACCCTGAAAACCAAAAAGATATATTATTGAACATGGGTATCTTATTAGATGGTAAATATAGAGAGAATATTTTAGATGCGGGCATTTATAATTATATAGAGAAATATATAAGAACTTCTGGGAATGCACCCGACGGTTTATATTGTTACAATTATGGAATCCACACAGATCCATTTGATCTTCAACCATCTGGTGCTATTAATTTGAGCAAGTTTAAAGACATTCAATTGGAGTTTACAACCTTTTCACCCCCATTGGATCCAAACGCTCAAACATATACTATATGTGACCCTTCGTCAGGACTTCTTATTGGTGTGAATAAACCAACATGGAGAATTTATGATTATAATTACGATTTAACCGTACTAGAGGAGAGATATAATGTTATTACCTTTATGGGTGGTAATTGTGCACTTATGTATGCACGCTAATAGATTCATCAAAAATATACTAATATCAAAAAAATTATTATATTTTTACATTTTTCTTGTATACAAATATGTATTCTATTTACTTGGTAAGATTTTTACTTACATTCTTTACAATTACAACCCTTGTAAGGGTCTTGATCCCAACCGATATTTGCAGAATATGGCCCACAGTCTGTAAACATACCTGTTGATGTGCGACGACAATTGTATTTCACCTTGAATTTATGATTGTTTGGATATTCAAATGGCGTAAATGACGATTTTGTATGTATATCAAAATCCCCTAAATTTGAGGTATCGTCGGAATTATCAAATGATAATGCCTTATTTTGTATGTAATCTCTCGACATTTTATCAGAGTCGGATATGTATGTATCGTATACTTGAATATCGACAATAGTATTGCTATTTTTTTTTGTTGTC